AAGAACACGCTGAGGCAATTCCTGGAAGTACTACAAAACTTACTCCAATGACTTTTCAAGACCTAGTGGCAGAGGATGTTATTGTTTGTAACAAGGTGCTAGTAGATAGAATAAAACGTGTGCTATCAGTTGGAAGGGTTTTATTAGCGATACAAATTATGGATATAGACGAGTATCCAATAGTTACGCTAATGAATAGGCATAATAGGAATCCATATCCAATGAGTGATGTGAGATTCATTAAGCCCATCCAAGAATATATAAACAAGATAACTTCGCTTATCATTGCTCACGCCAGTTCTTCGACTAATACAAAACTACTAATACCTAGAGGTTCAATGAATAGAAGGCAACTCGAAGAAGAGTGGTCTAGGGCTGGGACTGGTGTTATTGAGTATGACCCAGAACTAGGTCAGCCAATAGTTGCTGGACCTGTTCCTCTGCCCAACGAATTATATAAGAATAGAGAAGATGCAAAGCAATCAATCTATCATATATTAGGGATTCATCCGTTACAACACGGAGACCCTTCATCGGCACCTAGTACCTATAAGGGTACAGTTGCAATTGATGAATATGCACAAAGAAGAATTAAATCAAAGTTGGATGACATTGATGGAATGCTGAACCAGGCTGGTAAAGTAGTTGTCAAGTTAATTCAACAAACTTACACAGATGAGAAAATAGTAAGACTGATGAAACCAGATGGTACAGAGAAATCAGTCGTAATGAATCAGCCTATGTATGATGACCATACAGGAGAAATACTAGGTAGGGTGAATGATGTTACAATAGGTCAATATGATTTAATTGTAGTTAGTGGTTCTACTTTACCTTCAAATAGATGGGCTAGATTCGATTATTATATGAACCTATATGAGAGAGGCATAATTGACCAACAAGAGGTACTTGAGCAAACAGAAGTTGCAGATACTGAAGGGGTACTACAAAGAACCTCTATTATTAATCAACTACAAGGGCAACTCGAAGAAGCCCAAAACGAGATTAAACAACTTTCTGGCGATTTACAGACTGCTCAAAGAGAAAGTGTCTCAGATAGGAAACGTGTGGAAATAGAAAAATTTAAATCGAAGTTAAATGATTCAGCGAACAAGACTCAGAAGGCAACACAATTGTACGAAGCGAGATTGAGTGATGAATTTAATAAGGTTAAAGAAGAAAACAGGGAAATCAAGTCAACACAAATAAACCCAGTTGCTGTCGGATAGACAAATTGGGAAGGAGAATAAAATGACAGAAGATAATACCCAAAACGTTGCTGAGGAACAGTACTGGGGTGATGATGCACCAATAGATGCACCAGAGCCACAGGCAGAAACCTCAAATGTGGAGGAAAACCCCGAAGTCGTTCTAGAACCATTTGAAGATGAAGTGGTTCAAGAACAAGTTGCTAATAGCAACGAAACTGCTGGTGAACAAACCGAACAACAAAGGTTTGAATATTGGCAGTCTCGTTATGACAAGAAGGCGAGTGAAGTTGATGCCATATCTGAGAAACTAAAGAGTTATGAAAATGTTGCTCCAATTGCAGAGTACATTCAGAGTAACCCAGAAGTTCTTAAACAGGTAGCAAAGTCACTCTCTGGTGATACCCAGTCGGTTCCCTCTCAAGAGAAATCGGATGGATTGCCAAAGAAACCCCAACGTCCAACGAAACCAATGAACTATGATGCAAGTGAGGCAGTTATGGATGCTGACTCTGACTCTTATCAGTATAGAGTTGCATTAGACGATTATCGTGATGGTATGATTGATTATCAAGAAGGTCTGGAAGTCGCTAGAATCAATGCTATGAAGGCTCAAGAACAGAAAGTTGTTCAGCAAAGACAAGCATATGAAAGACAACAGGCTGAGGTTGGTATGAGACAGCAGTTGCAACAACAGTATGGATACAGCCCAGAAAAGGCTGAAGAATTTATGCAGTTTTACTCAACTCCAGAAAGCATCACCTTAGAAAATCTAGTGCATCTTGATAAGTTGAGGGGAAAACCATCCCAACAGCAAATTGCAACTCAGCAGAAAGTTCAAGCGATGCAGAACCAACAAAAGAGAATGCAAGTTCCAACGCCTACTGCTGTGCAGACAGGCAATGCACAACCTAATTTCTCTGATGAGGATTTGTTCAACTTGGGCTTAATGGCAAACAGTAGAAAATAACATCCTAAAGGAGGATACTAATAATGGCTGACGGAGATACAAGAGTAGTCGGTTCAAAGAACCTCGGTTCAAGTGGTATCTTATATTCTGATAGACGGGATTTCTACATTCGCCCAAATGTTGTAAAAGAACTTTGGACGGATGTTACGCCTTTCACCACAGTTGTCGCTAATCAAAGCACAATGAGTGGCTTGGCAGACCCTACTTTCAAAATGTTTGAGCACAGGAACCCTTGGGTTAAACAGCAGTTTAATCTAAAAACAGCAATTGCAAATAATGCAATGCCTTCAGCAGATGCTGAAACAACTAGTGTTAACATAGATGGTGCAGTAGGCATCGAACTTGGAGCAAACCTAAAAGGTTTGGAGGTAGAAGTTTATTCTAATGCTCACGCTCCTAAGTTCAGAGCAGTAATTACAACTGCAAGTGCTTCTGCAATCAAGATGAAACTTCTTGGACCAAAAGGCACTAATGCCATCGTTGCTACAGATTACGCAATGATTATTGGTTCAGCAATGGGCGAGGGTACAAACTCTCCTAGTGCTTGGGCTGATGATTTGGCAGTAGTCTATAACCAATGCCAGATTTTCAAAACACCTGTAGAAGTAACTGGAACATTGTTACAGGCTTCTCTACGTGGAGAATCAAAGGAATTGGCTAGGCTTAGAGATATGAAATCACAAGAGCATAAGATTCAGAAGGAAAGAGCATTTCTTTTCGGTGAGAATCTTGGTGGCTTAAGTGGGGCATTCGCTAGTGCTGAAGGAGTTCACGATGTAGATGGTAATACAATACGTACTACTATGGGAATCATCCCAGCAATCAAAAATGCTGGTCTAACTGGTGACGACAAGAATAACTATATCGCATCTGATGTGAATACTTATGCTAAGTTCGTTGACGTAATGGAAAGAGTATTCCAGTACGTACCAGAGGCTGGTATGAAACGTGCCTTTGTAGGTGCTGGTGCACTTGGACATTATTCCAAGTTATCTGGTGCTTCTGGTACTTTCGGTGGAGATTCTGGATGGACAGTAAACGTAGGTGATACGGAGAGAGATAAACTCGGTTTTAATTACAGAGTTCTCGAAACACCTCACGGTGCAATCCAAATGATTCCAACACCAGCGTTGAGAGGACCTTATAACGACTATATGCTTATAGTTAGTGATGAGAACCTTTTCCACGCTCAGTATCGTAAGCCTCAATTCCAGGCTTCTATACAGGCTCCAGACTATGATGGTGTTAAAGACCAGTACTTGTCTGATGAAGGTGTAGGTATTTCTCTAGTAGAATCACATTGCTTGATAAAAGTAGCGTAATAAACTAGGAATCTTAGAGGGGGTAGATTGTCTGCCCCCTCGCCTTAGAGGAAAAAGATATGAACTTTCAATTACAGATTGAGCAAATAGTAGGAAGACCAGCGATAGGTAACTCTACGTCAGAAGTAGACGCTTATAGATTGCAAGTAAATTCTTATTTAAAACAGAGTGCTAGAACTATTGTTGACCTACTTCCAGTAGAAACCTTAATTAAAGATTGTATTAGTCTTCCTATTGCAGATGATAATGGTTTAGATATTACAGATAAGAGACTTGTAAAGGTTCTTAGGAACGATTTTGGATGTATGGAAATGCCATTGGAATTATAATCTTATGCCCAATCTGGTTCTGGAAGTATATATGAGCCTACAAAAAGAAGTCCAGTATATTATATTGAAGGTCAATTGGCTACTGGTGGAAAGATTTTTATTAAACCACCACCAACTAGTAGTGAAAATGGAAAGATAAATTATATAGGGTATCCAACCCCTCTTTTCAATCATAGTGTTATTGGTGGATTTCCAGATACAGCAGAATATGCTGTAGTCTTAGGGTCTGCTATAAGATTATTACAATATAGAATTAATAAATATCTTCACGAAGATGAAGATGTTGAACTTGCACAATCGGCACAAAAGGAGTTAGGGATAATCGTTAGTATGTATAGCCAAGAATTACAAAGATTAACTGGACAACCAATGGCTCAACAACAGGGAGAACAAGTATAATGGCACAAGTAAACCCAACAACAACAAATTCACCCAGTTACGGATATGGCTTAACTCAGCAACAATTAATTGAATTAGTTAGAACACATCACCCAGCGATGTTAGAAAATGAAATACGTGTATATTTAAATCAAGCAATGAGAGAGTTTAGTAAAAAGTCAAAAATTTTAAGAGGGGTATTTGATAAAACAATCGCAAATGGAGTTAGGTGGTATCAGATTGATGATGAGATTGTATCAATTAATTTAGTTTATTTTGATGGTGAGAGAATTAGCAGATTGCAGTCTCCACCAGAGAATCAAGACTTGGATATAACATAATGAAAGTATTTTGGATAG